ACCTATTCTCACTACAGGTTGCCAGTTAAAACCCTCATCAGTTTCTTCTGGTACTGGGAGTTTCCAATCTTTACGAGTCTTCATTTTTTCTTTTTAAGATTATCTACTATCTTAACAGGGTTAACATATTTTTTAACATAACCACCTTTGTTATAACTTCCACCTAATCTAATAATTCTCAAAGCATCATCTTCATTTAAAGAATCTAAATAACTTAAATATCTATCTAAATCCCCTTTTTTATCTAGTTCTCTAATTAATTTTATGCTTATATCATATTCTTTACTTAAATTTTTAAACTGACCTTTATAATCTTCTGCCATTTTATTCTTCCTCCTTCTTTGGTGGTAGGATAAACAGAGGACTTGCTGTAGTAACTTCTACCTTGTCAGTTTTAGTAAAACCACTGCGGTCTAGGATGTCCTTTGCTGCTACCATCTTCTCCTTATTGCCTAAATCTGTTGGACTGTGCATAACTTCATACATTGAGTATGCTGCCTTTGCAGCAGAAGACGCTAGAAACTTTCGTGTCAGGTCTGATATTCGCTCCTGAAGTGGGGCAGTCACTGTAGAAGTAGCAACATTATCACTATACCCTGCCATCTTCTTAGCAGTTATAAAGTTACCTCCTGCCTCCTCAAAGAGGACATCAAGAAACTTCTGCTGCTTATCTGTTAGTTCTCTTGTCATTTAATACTTCCTGTCTAGTTCCTTCTGGATAAACCTTACTTCTGTTTCCAGAATACTTATTCTTCTAAGAACATCATTCCTATCTCCAATACCAATAGCCATATGATTTCCCAGAGTCTTCACATCAGAGTCAATACTAGTAATACTTGTAGCATTAGCGTCAACATCTCTCTTTAGGTTTACTGACTCTTCAATAGCCATCGTGCTGCTTAGTTCTGCGACAGTAGAAGTAAGGTCTTTAATCGTAGCATCAGTCTGTGCTACATACCACACTGCTGCAGAAATTTGTGCTGCAAGAGTTACGGCAAGTCCTATAGAAAGTTTAACATCCATTAACACCTCCACCGTCTTCTGGCTTGTCTTAAACGACTATTAGGGTCTTTAGCTGCTTTAGGAAACTTCTTCATTTGTCCTGCACTTCTAGCACAATAAGACTTCCTTCTTGCCGCTCTTTTCCCAGTAGGTTTCTTCTCTGTAACAGCAGTTTTTAGTTTGCCGCCTGTTCTTCTATTATACTTCGCAACACCCTTCTTTGTCATACCTGCACCAGACTTTGTGGAGCGTTTATCTCCACTCTTTACAGACATGCCTTTCATAGCTTTTTTGTGTTTGCGTTCTGCCATTGTTATTTTTTCTTAGCCATTCCACCATAAAACATCCCTGTTTTACGATAGTCTTTATTATTTTTTCTTAGCAACCCCCCACGATTCTTTTTTATTTTATCTGCTAACTCAGGTCTAGGGTGAGACTCAAAAATAGAAAATGGCTCATCTCTCATTGTTCCACCTGCTTTTGCTAAAGGTGTGATGGTCGATTTTATTTGTTTCTTATATCTTTTTCTTAATCCTTTATTTTTTAATTCAAAAAGACTCTTTGAATTTTTTCTTTCTTTTTTCTCAGATATAGTTTCTCCTACTGTTGAAGGTAGATTATTAAATTGTTTTATTAAATTTTCTGGGGCTTTCTCTACAAATACGGAAGTGCCTGAAGTTATATATTTTCGGTCAAATCTATCTCTTAACTGACTATAAATTCTATTTGCACTTTTAATACGAGATTTTTCTTCTTTATCTGCATTTTCACTAACGTATAAATATTTACTATTTAACGCTTTCATTTCAGATAACAACTTAGAAGGACCTCTTGAATCAGATTTAGTCCTTATTATTTTCATAACTTGTTTTCTTCTTTCTTTTGGCACTCTTTTCCGTACCTTTTTCTTCTCTTCTTCCTCTTTTTTATCATCTTTTGCCATTGTTCTCTCCTAAGTCAACTCAAAATGTGGTCCGTCTATAAAGGGTCTTCTGCCTTGACTTCTTCGCAAATCTATGTAGGCATTCATGGCTTCTTCCATCGTGCCATCCCAATCTGCCATGTTATCTATTTGCCAAGCTGCACCCCAACGTACCCCCACGTTCTCAAGCTTTGCAGCCTCCTTCATGGCATCCGCTATATCGTCATATAGGTTTAACTCCCATGAAGCCCTCCCTCCAAGATATGCCATGAGGTCTACTGCAAGTCCGTCAATGTGCTTGGACTTCATGGTTTGTGACGCACCTTTGGCTACTAGCTCTTCCTGCTCCTCGACTGTACGCAGTCCACAGATTACACCAAAGTCTATTTTAGTTAATTCAATAGCCTTCTTAACAACTCTCACCATGTCATCATTGACACCTTCAAGTCTATCTAAGCTTTTTTGGGATAGGTTAAATGGCATTTTTATTCTTCCTTCTTTTAACTGCTTCTAGTCTTTTCTTCTCATTGCAGGGTTCACATGCTCCCTGCATTCTTTTCCATATTTGCTTTAGTGTGTAGACGTTGTAGATAGGGATAGGTCTGTGACATAAATGACACTTTATATCCTCCACCTTACTTTGTCAAACCCTTTTGCTTTTCATATGTACGTAAGCCGCCAATTCCTAACATACCGCCCAAGACAGGGAGGAGGGTACTTATATCAAACTCTGGTAGGTCAGGTACAGCAACACCGAATACAGCCAGTACAAAGATTAATGTAGGCTGCAGGATAAAGTGATATGCAAAAGCAATGCCGCAGGTCCATCCCACAAAGGGTCTCCACCCTCCTTTGAATATACTGCCTGATGCTGCTTCTGCCTTATTAATTTCTAGTTGAGCGAGTAAGGATTCCTGTGCATGCTTCTCCCCCATTGTAGCAATCTCATGGGCAAGCTTTGCCTTCTGGTCCTTGTCCTCTACGAACTTATCAAGAAGTCCTGTGACAGGTCCTACTAAACTTGTGAGTACACTCATTCGTTACAGGTACAGGTATCACTGCACTTTTTATTAAGCAAGGCACACCAGAGTCTCTTAAGATACTTTCTCATTATAAATACTCCACAATAAAATATGCTGACCAAATTATAAACAAAGCTATAAGAAGTGTCTTTGTCTTCTCTCTATTCCAGTTCTTCATCATTTGTCTCTGTTAGACATCCATGCGGATGTTCCCATATAAGCACCTACAATACCTGCTCCTGATATGTAGAAGAGGTTAGATATATCTGACAGTGCCTTTATCTTATCTATATCGACAAGAAACATAGCAGCAGTAAATGCCCCCATGCCTATAAGCGTAGCGGTAGCCATCCTACGTTGCGCTTTCTGCTTACGTAAGTCAGCCTCCGTTTTACCTATTTCTTTAGCGTGTGCAAGTTCTTCGTCAGTGACTATACCGTCACCGTCTATATCGTATTTATTAAAGTTACTATCGGTTTGTAAATTCTTCTGTGTCACGATATTTTCCTATATGCTTTTGTTTTCTTTGCAACAGACTTTGGTTGCTTAACAAACTGTTTCCCTGCCTTTGTGCCTTTTCTCTTTGCAGCAGTTGTTGCTGCGTACTCTTTGGGGGATAAGGCTTTGATGGCAGCGGTTGGTAGATAACGCTCCCCAGTTTTTGCACTCGGCTTACCACTCTTGGTTCTCCACTTCTGTTTCCCCCAAGACTTAAGACTACGTTGACTTTTTGCTAGAGCCACCCTTACCTCGTATCTTTTTTAAATCTGCTGCTGTTATCTTTTTTCGTGGAGGAGCAACAGCTGCAAGTTTCTTTTGTTTAGAAGAATATTTTTTATAGGGCATCTTACTTTTCCTTAGCATGTAGTTTTTGAACAGCAAAGCTTGCTTTTAGACTTGCTCCTTTGTGAGCAACAAACTTTCCTTTGTGCTTCATTAACTTATAGCCACCATCCTTTTGCTTCATCCAGTGATAGCCTTTAGGTGCATCAACCTTCATTTGTATCCTCCTCCTTTTGCCTTATACTGTTTGGCTACCATCTGCGCCTTACGTGCAGACCATTGGCCGGGCTTACCACCCTTAGAACTTGCCTTTACTTTAGCTACTAGGTTCTTTCGCATTGTTGGCTTAGTGTAATTTTTAGCTGCGTTGACTACCATCCAGATTCCCTAATTTTAGTTACATCGAATACTTTAGCATATATTTCTGCCCTTGTCAACCCTATATCTAATAATTGTCTATCAGAAAAAGAATTTAAAGCTTCGTATGCTTTTCTTGTCTCTCTGGCTCTTCTGGCTTTTTCCCACCAGTCTTTAATTGATTCTAACATAGTATACCTCCCTTGGTTAATGGGGTAATTATACCATATTTTCAAATAAATACCAGACACAATAATGCAAATCCGTTATGCAGTTGTTGCCTTAGGTATTTCAATGATAGAGGAGATGACATGCAACCTGTTGGCTGTAGTTGCTGTTACCTTTATAATATCTCCAGAGACTAGGATTAAGTCTCTTGAGAATAACTCTACAGTTCCCTTAGCTCCTACCGCCTTGTCCTTGTATATACTGAATACATCACTGCCATTCGTTAGTGTGACAGTAATTGAATCAGCATTGTTGCTATCCTCAGACACCACCATTGATTCTATCACCGCATTCATAAGAGCAGGACAGGTGTAGAGAGTAGTAGCATTCGTAGTTGTTAGGTCAAGCTTTACATTTTTGTAGCGTGAGGTGCTGAGAACATTAGCCATTACTTCTTCTTCTTAGCCATACCGCCATACATCATTCCTGTTTTACGGTAATCAATCATACCACCACCCTTCATGGAAAGTCCAGTGCTAGGATTAACCTTTCTACCAGAAAGACCTCCCATACTCATAGACATGCCAGTAGTAGGATTAATCTTCTTCTTGTCCATCATGCCGCCCATTGCCATCTTCTTCTTCTTTTTCATTACAGTTCCTCCCATATACATTTTCATCATCTTACTCATGTAAGCCTTTGGATTTTTCATGTACTCCTCAGCTGCTTCAGGATTTACAGATTGTAATTCCTTAAATTGAGTAGGAGTCATATTTTTAATTTTATCCCCAATATAATTCCCTTTGCTATCAAAAGAATCTACCCCAGTAAAATAGTCCATAACCTTATGAATAAACTTTTCAAACTTAGATAATTTTTTTCTAGGAGGTTTCTTACCTTTTTTAGCTTCAGCCATAATCTTTCCTTTTCATATGGGGTTTGTAAACATCCTTAGCATCAAGCATACCCTCCAGATACATAGCTCTTTCTACATGGTCTAGCGTATACTTAATTCCAGTGTCTAGTTTTATCTTCTGCCTAACGTAGAATACATCAGAACGTGGGATGTGAACTCTACGTAGTCTTGCTTCGTCTTCATCAGCCAAGGCTTTGTAAAATTCTTCTATCACATTGTCGCTAATGTACATTTTAGCTCTGGGCATGGTACTAGTTATACTCCTAAAGGATTC